TTATTGGAGTGGTGCTAAATTAACAACATTCTTTACACCCATCATTCCTGCACCTGGAACAATTATGAATATAGGTGTAACTGATAATAGTGTTATTAATCCTGGAATTTGGGTTAAAGCAAAAGTGCCACCGATGAAAAGTGTTAGAGTATTTGTTAAAACATTTGTATCATATGCAAAAATACATTTGGCGACAGTACAAGGATTATGTAGTACAATATCATTATATCCTCCACTTTCTACACCTGGTCCCGCAATGTTACAATGGCAAGGTTTTAAAGTAGTTGAACCAAAAACAAAATATACAAACAATCCCGCCGATAGTTATGAAGCACCAATTGATGGCGCTAAAGTAAATTTCACATTTGATAAAGGAATAGAAATATCTGTTACAAAGGTAAATGATAATTGGTCTTTCGTAAAAGATACAAATAGTAAAAGTGGTTTTATCAAAAAAGAATTTATAACAGATAAGAAACCATAATTAGAAAAAAACAATAATTATATATAGAAAAAACAATTTTATGGACCAAACACAATTAATCAAAGCAATAGTAAAAGTTTTAAGAGAGGATATTAGAAAAACTCTTAAAGAAGAAATACGAAATGCTGTTCACGAAGTGTTAAACGAACAAATTGAAACACCGAAAAAACAAGTGAACGAGAGTTACGAATTTAAATCAAAAGATGATGGTAGCTATGGTACAATCCAATATGGACAAAGACCACAGGCAGCAAGACCTATGATATCTCCGGCTGATTTGGGATATGGTGATAATTTTAGAGAATACTCACAACCTGAACCTGCGATGGGTGGAACTCAATCAGAGTATGGTTCTTATTTACAAGGACAAGAAGAAGGTGGTATTCCATTAGAACATAAGATGGCTATGGCAGCGAGGCGAAATCCAGAAGCAGCACAATCAGTTATGAAAGCAATGACTAGAGATTATTCTCAATTAGTAAAAAAATTCAATAAGGGGTAATTAAATTGGCATTTGAATTAGAAAAATCGTTTGTAATTGATACACAAGATAAAAGTGTTGGAGTGTCATTGCCTATTGGTGGTGGCAACAATGGCTATTTTGGTGTAAACTATACTACGAAAAATCAAATCAAAAGTAATTTAAAAAATTTAATATTAACAGAACCCGGTGAGAGGTTAAGTAATCCTAAATTTGGAACTCCATTAAGACAATTCATATTTGAACCATACGAAGATGGTGATTTTGAAAGTAGAATTGAAGATGTTATAACAACAGCAATATCAACGTATTTACCATATGTTAGTATTGAATCTATTATATTTGAAAATAACAATGATTCAAAAGATAAACATTTGGTAAATTTAGAAGTAAATTATTCAATAAACTTTTCAGCAATACCCACAACTGATACATTAACAATTTCATTATAAAATGGCACTTAATCCAATAGATAAAAGCTGGTCTACAAACAAAAAAGACGTTAAATATGTGAATAGAGATTTCACATCTTTAAAGCAAGCATTGGTTGAATTTACTAAAACATATTTTCCAAATACCAATTCCGATTTTAGTGATGCATCTCCTGGTATGATGTTTATGGAACAGGCCGCATATGTGGGTGATGTTCTTTCATATTATACCGATGCTCAATTAAAAGAATCATTTATTAACGTAGCAAGTAATTATTCAAATATTCTTATACACGCTCAAAACTTTGGCTATGTTCCTAAAATAAGTAGACCTGCGGTAACAACATTGACGGTATATCAAACCGTTCCATCTATATTAAATGCAACAGGAACAGGTACATCTGAGCCTGATTTTAATTATTGTGTAAAAATAAAAGAAGGAATGGAAGTTAAATCAGAATCCAATTCTAATATAATATTTACTACATTAGATATGGTAGATTTTACCAATCCTATCAATAGAACGGTATCGGTATTAACTCAAGCTAACGGAGCACCACAATTGTATTTATTAACAAAAACAGTTCAGGCTATTAGTGCAGCGGTAGTAACGATAACAAATGATTTAGGAAGTTCATTTAAACCAAATCCTACAATTAATATTACAGATTCTAATTTTATAAAAATTATATCAGTAGTAGATGAATCAAATAATTCATATTACGAAGTTCCATATTTGGCACAAGAAATGATTTATATAAAAGAAGCGAATGCTTCGATATATGACCAAACATTGGCATCGGGTAGTGTTGATACACCGTATAATTTAAAATTAGTTAAAACAAATAAAAGGTTTACAACTAGAATAACAGATGTAGATAATGTTCAATTAAGATTCGGCGCGGCAAGTGAAACTACTGCAGATGAAATGATTGTACCAAATACTAAAAACGTAGGATTAGGATTAAATAATTCAATTAGTAGATTAGAACAATCATTTGACCCTTCTAATTTTTTAAAAACATCTACATATGGAATTGCACCTACCGGTGAAGTTACCATTAAATATTTAGCGGGTGGTGGTATTAGTTCAAATGTTGTTTCAAATGATTTAAGAAAAATTGTTTCAATGGAATTTGATGAAGATTTATTAACATTTAATTCAACTACATCACCATTATATCAATCATCCAAAGCATCAATTGCAGTGGATAATTTAATACCTGCTACTGGTGGTAGAGGTATTGAAACATTAGATGAAATAAGAGAAAATTCAATTGCAAACTACGCATCGCAAAATAGAGCAGTAACTAAACAAGATTACGAAATTAGAGCATTATCAATGGATGCTTCATTTGGTAGTATTGCCAAAGTATATGTGGAGCAGGATTCCCAAAATAACCCATTTGCAATCAATATGTACACACTTGGATATAATTCTAATGGAAACCTTACCCAACTAAATACAGCAACTAAAAACAACCTTAAAACCTATTTAAATGAGTATAGGTTAATTACAGATGCTATAAATTTATTAGATGGTTATATTATTAACATTGGGGTAAATTTTGAAATAACAACATTTTCAAATTATAATAAAAGAGAAGTTGTATTAAATTGTATTCAATCAATAACAAACTATTTTAATATCTACAATAGAAAAATTAATCAACCAATTAATTTGGGTGAGTTAGAATTAGAATTAGCAAATGTAAATGGTGTAGCAACAGTTCCAAAATTAGAAATTTACAATATATGTGATGATACACATTCTCACAATGAATATGATATTAAAGCAGCAACAAAGAATAAAATTGTTTATCCATCATTAGACCCTTCTATTTTTGAATTGAAGTTTCCTAATACTGATATTAAAGGGAGAGCATTATAATGATATTATTTTATACAGCATCACAAGATGCAACTATATACTTACAACAACCTTACCAAAATACCGGTATAGATGAAATGTTGGAATTATCAAAAGTATACTATGGTGATACGCAGGATATGAGTAGAGTCTTAATTCAATTCGATACTACGGAAATATCTAAAAGTATAGCAAATGGTACAATACCAAGTGGTTCATTTACTGCATCATTACAATTAAAGATAACTAAGGCGGATGAGATTGCCGCTAGATTTAATATAGAAGCATATCCAATTTCTCAAAGTTGGGAGAATGGTACTGGTACTCGTTTTGATAATATTACAACCAATGGTGCAACTTGGTATTATAAAAATGGTGATGATACATCTACTATTTGGAATAATACATATGTAGCAGGACAAGGTGCAAGTTTTAATCCTTTCACAACCGGCTCTCAGACAGGACTTGGTGGTACTTGGTTTACATCATCGGTAGCATCACAATCATTTCAATACACAATAGAAGATATTAATTTAGATGTTACTTCATTTGTTAAAAGATGGAATAGTGGTAGTATAACAAATAATGGCATCATACTTAAATTTCCTACCGATAAAGAAAATGATTCGGTTGATTATGGTAGTATTAAAATGTTCTCAAAAGAAACTAATACAATTTATCAACCTAAATTAGTTATAACTTATTTAGAAACTGATGCAGTTAGTGGAAGTTTAATAAACATTACCGATTTTATTAATAGTAGTAGTTATGATGTTTCGTATAGATGCTATTCACCAAATTTAAAAACCTCATATCAAGAAGGTCAAAAAGTAACTCTTAAAATTGATGCAAGAGAATTATATCCAATCAAACAATTTAATTCTACATTTGTATATCAAGTTAAATACTACTTACCATCAACCGCATATTATAGTGTAATTGATACTTTAACAAAAGAAACAATCATAGGATATTCGGAAGCAAGTAAAGTTATAAAAGGTGAATTTAATAGTTTAATAAAATTAAATTTCCAAAATTGGTCGGTTGGTAGAAATTATACATTATTAGTAAAATCAATTACTAATGATAATGAAGAAATTTTTGAAATAGGTACATTTGATATTTACAAATAATGGCAATAGAAAAAAAATATATTACGTTAAGTGATTTAGATGATAATCAAAGTGTATCAACTAAATTATATGTAGACCAATATAATCAAACTGAATTAGAAAAAGCAGTAGATATAACGGTTACGGAATTAATAAATGCATTGCCTGATGTTAATTTGGATTTAGTACCTAAACCTGTGTACGATGCAGAAGTATCACATTCTCAACAATTAGAATTAGATATAACTAAATTAGAATTACAAATTGCAGATTTAACAGCAAGAGTACAGGCATTAACATCAGATAGTAGTTCTTTGTATATATCAAATGATAATTTAAGAGTTACTAATGCAAAATTAGAAAATACAGTTGCATCCGTTCAACAAACAACATTAGAGTTAAGAACTAATTTAACAACATCATTAACAAAAGCATTAAATGAAGCAACCGAAAGAACTGCATTAGAAGCTGAGAATAATGGATTGAATGCACAAAAGAATGCATTGATTAAACAAATCGATACATTGAATAATTTATTAGCACAAGCAAATGCAAGTTTACAAGTTGCCGCTCAACAATTAAGTGCAAAGGCACAGGCAGTAGCTGCGGGTGGTGTTTCAACGGGTCAATTATCCACAATTGTTTGGGAAAAAGGTGACCCTTCAAAAAATGGAAGTTTGGGATATGCACTTGATTTAAATTTAGTTGCAAAGGGTGCTAAGGTAGAAGGACCACCACAATACGCAGCCGCGTGGAGTAGTAATTATGTTGATATAGTAGCTGGGCCTAAGGATATCACAGCAACAATATCTCAAACCTTTTTTACAATAGAATCTCCACTTAGTTTAAAAGCAAACGAAACAAAACGAATTACATTTGATAAACCCATTCAAAGCAGAGTACCTAGTGGAACAAGAGGTTGGACGGGGTTAGGGAGGTCACAGAGAGATTATGAAGAAGTATTAAAAATTACAGTAAAGGATATTGACCCGGCCGGTAAAAGTGAAGATAAAAATTGGAAAATAAAAGTACACTCATACGAATAATAAACTATGGCAATAAAAGATTTTAAAAATATTGAAAACATTAATCTTAATTTAGATTCAACTGCACAATTGGTTGACTCAAAAGATTTAACGATATTCAAAACAGGTGCAAAAAACATTACTGATTTTGGAATGTCTAAAAATGATGTTATCGAATTTAGAGTATATGATATTTCAAATAATTTATTACAGCAAACAAATGGTATTAGTGTAAGGTATATTCATAAGGATGATTTACCAAAATATCTTAAAAGTGATATCGATACAATAACACAAGAAAAAATATTTGAAATTGATGTTGAAAAATTAGTGAGAGAAGCGGGTTATGGTAATGGTGAATTTAAAGTTTCATTTAATTTCTTAAAAAATTATGTAGGAAACGAAGATAAAAAACAAAGAGTTTGGATACATGAAGTATCACCATCTCGTTCGGAAATAAGAGTGATGCCATTATTGGGTACAGATACGTTTTTAAATAATAAAATATCAAATAGATACAACGGATTTTTAAATAAAGCAAATGAATTACGTGGAGTTATTTCTATTATAGAAAGAGCATTAGATTCAATTGAAAATAATATTAGTGATTTAATTGATAAATATTTTATTGAAAAGCATGGACAAAATTGGTTCAATATAGTTATGAAAGATTACCAATTTAATGATACTACATATACTGCATTTAAACAAAAAATATTTTCAAATTTTAAAAAATCTGTTCATTATCAATTTAGTGGTAAAGAGTTTGATATAAATTCAAGTAACTATGGTAATGTAGCAAATATACCATTTGATTTAGATGAGTTTTATTCAACAAATCAAATTTATGGTATATTAGGAAATAGATTAAGTGAATCAATTAATTATTCTTCAAGAACAATTATACAAAAATCTGAACCACTTGTTACACAAGAAGCAATTAAACAAGATACAAGTTCTCAATTATTGCAATCTTTATTAAATACAAATTATAATAGAGTAAGTAACTTAACACAAAATAATAGATTAGGTGAAATATCAAAAGAACCAATTATAATAGATATAAAACCAGAAGTAACATCATCTGTTATTTTACCTCCACCTCCTCCGGTAGACCCACCACCTCCTCCGATAGATAAACCAATACCAATTGATTACGCACCAGGCGGTGGAAGTGGTGATGGTGGTGGCATGAGAGATTATATGCCACCTGGAAATGATGCTGGTATTTGGGGTACTAGTAGTGAGTTCGGTAGAGCACAATCAGAAAGATATAAGTAATAACAACAATTTTATAATAGGATATTTATAATCAATGGCAATACGACACAATAGACAATATATGAAGCCGGTGGATAACTGGGATTATTTATATAATCCAATGGGAGAGTTATTGAATGATGGTAGCCTTTCAGGTGGAGGTGCGTTCGGTGGTGGTGGAAATAGTGGTGGTGGCGGTACCGGTGGCGGCGGTGGTGGTACAAATATTCCACCTACTCCTCCAGGAAATAATATTAAACTTACACTTAAAAATGTAAGTAAATATCCTAATCAGATGAGTTTTGGTGTACAGAATAGTACATATAATGAAAATACACAAGTTGTTATTGATTCAAACACAATAAATGATTCATTGGTAATTAAACCAACTGTATCCGATACTTATATACCACAAAATTATTATCAACTAAATAAAACATTAGTTAATAAAGTAATAATAACTAACGACTGGGTTGTTGATACTAATAATAATTTTGGAATTGATCCTGCTAGTTCTTTATATGGGTATGGGAATAGTGGTTTAGGAAATTTACCAATTGGTCGCTGGGTTGAAAAATCAGAAAGTGTTCAAATACCTGGTATAACAATAGATGAATATAATGGTAGTAATAATATTCAAGGTAGTGTAGAATATGAATTACCAATTGATACTAATTTGGAGTTTGATTTACTTCAAATTGAAAAACCAATAGAAATTGATTTACCTAAACCTACAAAGGTACAAAAAGTATATGTTACTACAAATTACGATAATCCTAAATTAAATGATGAATTACAGATAATACTTAATTCCAAAGATTTAACAACTCCGGCTACATTAAAAATAGGTAATTCAATTGATATTAAAAATGTAAATAATTCATCATCTGATTTATCAGTTTCAATAAGTGGATTAGCATCATTTAAACTTCGTAATATAAGATGGCAGTATGCTAATAAATTTGATAGTAATAGTACATTTAATGTAGATGATTTTAACATATTAAGTTCTGATAATATTGCTACATTATTTTCAAATGAGTTTAATTCAAATATTATATTATTAATAGAAGTAGAACCGGACACATCTAAATATGCTTCTCTTACATTAGACCAAAACATAATTAATGTTAGTATTCCTGAATCTATATTTGAATCTCCTACCGCTAGTAAATTAATTGATATTAGTTATACATTAGTTGCTACGGATTTAGTAAAAATAATTACACCATATAAAGAATTTACACAGGCACCATCAGTAAGAGAAACATTATCATTAGATTTAAAGAGAGATTTTTTAAATAATGAAGGTTCTTTTAAAATATTATTCACACCATACTCAGTTTTATATGGAGATGGTATTACACAAACATTAATTGTTAATATATCTAAAATACTGGATATTCCTGTTATTAATAAAATAGATTATCCAACAAGTGTATATATTCCATCTTATTCATTTGGTGATGTAAATTTTTCAGTATTATTTGAATCCAACTTAGCAACGCACGTATTAGTGTATCATGCAAAAGAAGATGATAGTACGGTATTGGGAAAGTTTGCAAAAAAAGATTCTATAAAATTAAATTACATAGATTTAAAAAATAGAAAAATAATTAATTCACCATTAGATTTATTATTTGTTCCTTACAACGGAAATATTAAAGGTGAAATAGAAAGAATAACAATTAATTTTGAAGATGCAGGTGTATATGTTTCTAGTCAAAATTTAAAAGATGAATTATTTAAAGCAATCGCAGCACAGATACGATTAGATTTAGATAAATCAAAATATTTAAATCATTTAGCATCATTTGATATTGATGATAAAGAAATTATAATTTCAAACTGGGATGTTGATAATACTACATTTACTAAATTTAAAAAAGATGAATTAGGAAATGATGTACCTGATGGTGAAATAAATAAAAGTGTAGTATTAAAATTATATGAACCATTACCAACAACGATTAATAAGAATGATACGTTATGGATTTCTGAATTAAGTGCATTACCGATATTACAATCAGTAGTATTGACTGGTGTTGGTGCAGATAAATGCGTTCCATTAAGAGCACCTAATTTTGATGCAAATATAGATTTTGTTAAAGAACAATCAACTGGGTTTGAATCATATGATAATTTAATATTAAGTGGTTCTGCAACTTCACAACAAATAGTTGATAAATATTTAGCAGAAAATTTTATAGATGTTAAAGGTATTAATATTGATTATAGTGATTTTTCTAACTTTGTAAAATATAGTAGTGCAATTGAAAGATTAGCAAACTTTAAATATAAAAAAGAATTAGCCGAATGGTATGATAATACGATAACAACATTAACAGCGGATAGTACACCAAACACAATTGCATTAAATTTAGATATAACAAACTATCAAACAAAGAAAGCAAATTTAATAACTGGTTTTGATGGTTGGGAAACATATTTAACACAAAGTGTATTTACAGGTTCGTTTAGTAATGCATCTACGGTATCTTTATACAATGATTATTTAGATACGGCGGAATTATATGATAGAAACAATAACAATTCTTTAAAAAATAACATACCACTTCATATTGTAGAAGATAATGGAAATTTAGATTATCTTTTATTTTTAGATATGGTTGGTAATTATTTCGATATTATTTGGGCTTATATCAAAGGTATGAGTGACCAAAAGAAAATAGCAGAAACTAATACTGATGGTATTGAAGATAAGTTTTTATATCAGTATTTACAATCATTTGGTTGGAACGCAAAAAATCTTAATTCAAATAAACAACTTTGGGAATATACATTTGGATTAAATGATAATGCAGAAACTGGTTCATTTACATCTACGGCGTATTTAGGAGATAATACAGAACAAATAACTCCTGAAAAAGCCACTACACAAATTTGGCGTAGAATTGCAAACAACTTACCTTATTTATTAAAACATAAAGGTAGTGTTAGAGGTATTAACGCGTTATTAACTTGTTATGGTATTGCAGCATCAAACCTTTCTATAATGGAGTTTGGTGGACCTACTTCGGATGTGGTAGAAGATTCGCCTAAATTTATATACAATAGTTTAACACATAATTTAGTTTTTGATAATGTAACTGCAAGTTTAAGTATACCATTTACCGGTACACCTAAACCACAATCTATTGAATTTAAATTAAAGCCTGATAGTTTTCAACCATACACATTTGTAACAGGTAGTGGTAGTTTTAGTATAGGAATACAACCAGATATTTCTAATGATACTATTGCAAACAAATATGGTTATTTTACAATCAATGGTAATTGGGTAAATTCAAAATATCCTTTTTATGATGGAAATTATCATAGTATATTACTTAACAAAAGTGGTAGTACATATAATTTATATGCTAGAACAAATGATAAAGATAGAATTATACAAAGTGGGGAATGGATAACAACTATTACGGGTAGTAATTACGAAGATACAACTACATTAAAGTTTATAGGATTTAAAGGTCATTTAGAAGAATTTAGATTATGGGAAACTAATTTAAGTGAAAGTGTATTTAATAGCCACGTTGTAATGCCGGAAGCGGTTAATGGTAATCATTTATATAGTTCTACTCAAGATTTATTATTGAGATTAGATTTTGAAAGACCACAAAATGTAAATACTAATACTACAATTAATAACGTAGCACCTAAAATAGAATATGTTGCAGCCGTTAGTGCAAGTGGGTTTGCAACGGCAAGTTCATATCCATACAATTATGATGTATTAGAAAGAGAAGTGGCGTTAACAATTCCAAATAGTGGAGCAAGTAGATATTATACAAATAAAGTAAGATTAGAATCACAAGAATTAACATCTAACTTATCACCATTATATCGTTCAACTATTAAAGCATTTGAAAACGCTCCTATGGATTCAAATAGAGTAGGATTGTTTTTCTCACCTAATAAAGATTTAGATTTAGATATTGCAAAATCATTCGGTGGAGAATCTTTTGATGAATATATAGGTAATCCAAAATATGAATATGGGTATATTAATTATCCTGAATTGGATGCTGTAAGAAATTATTATTTTGAAAGAGTAGGTGAAAGAAACTTATATGAGTTTATACGTTTAATTAAATTTTACGATAAATCATTATTTGTTAATCTAAGAGAAATGTTGCCAGCAAGAGTTATAGCAACAACAGGACTTTTAATTGCACCACATTTATTAGAAAGAAATAGAATTAAAGTAAATAGACCAGAAGCAACTGCTGAAAGTTTAGAAGGTGTTGTAACCGAAACTCAGATTACTGAATTAACTTCTACGTTTGATTATAAAGAAGCAAATTTAAATTTAACTGCTTCTGTTGAAAATATAAGTGGTGTAAACCAAACCATAAATGGAACATTGGTTGCATCGGATATATACAATTTTAGTGCAGAAGCTGATTCATTTGCAGGAACAATTAATACTGATTTGGTAAATGTTGCTAAAGGTTCTTATATAACATATACCGGTTCAATTGATTATAGAAGGGATGATGGGACAATAACAACCGAACTTGATTTAATGAATGCTGGGCAAATTGTTGGAATGGATAATGCTTATATTGATTATGGGTATGGTACGGTTTTTAATAATGGATATGGAAAATATATTTATGAAGAGAATGGTGTATTTAAATCAAAGGCAATTAGAGCATTTTTAGTAACAAAAAAATCTACAACACTTACATATGTAAATACATTATATAAAATAGATGCAACAACTAATTTTGGTGGATTTGTAAGATATAATAATTTAGATGGCAATGAAGAAACTTTAGCACCGGATGCAAATATTATATTTACTTTCTATGCTAGTCAGATTTTGGAAAACGCATTAATTGATTGTTCATTAGAACAGGTGCTTGGTAGTGGTACAAATGTAGCAACATCATCGTATTCTCAAAAATTAATAGTACAAGATGGTGCACAATTATTGAATTCAGCATCTTTATATAATGACCCTAATTTAAGTAATACAGCACCTGTGGATGGGTATTTACTATCTCATTATATTTATAAAGGAGATAAACATACGAGTATTGAAAATTTGTTCTATAAAGGATGTAAACAAACAACTGCTACAACGATAGATGGTAAAGCCGCAGTAGAAACATTTACAACTAACCCAACTACATTAAGAGTAACCGCACAAGGTAGAAGTAGTAATGAACCAATATTAGAAGTAGATTAAAAATAATGTAACAAAAAAATATTTTATATATTTATAAAAGAATAATAAACAAACTATGGCATACTTAGATAACACAACAATTACAGTAGACGCTATTCTTACTAAAAAAGGTAGAGAAAAATTAGCAGCTGGACAACCATTAAACATTTCGCAATTTGCATTAGGTGATGATGAAATTGATTACGATTTATATGATGCAGGACATCCAAAAGGGTCTGCGTTTTATGATAATTCAATTTTGAGAACTCCTATTTTAGAAGCATCTCCTGATGAAACTCAGGCATTAAAATATAAATTAGTAACTTTACCAAAAGGTACAACAAGAATACCGGTAGTTTCTATTAATGCAGCTTCTATTGCAGCTAAAACAACAGGTGGTCAATTTCCAATTACACCTTCTACATCGCCAGCTGGAAATAGAAATGGTGGATATACTGCAATATTAGGTAATAAAAATGCAGGTACTATCGTTGGTGAAGGTATGGCAAATATAACAACAACTTCAACTACATTTACAAATAGTGTAACTGCAACTGCAGAAGTAGTAAAAGGTATGACATTTACTTTCATTCCTAATAGTTCTTTAACTTCAACATTAACAACAACTTTAACTATATTTGGTAACGAAACTGGTGGTAGTATTACTATTCCGGTAACTGTTACTTATGTAGCTTAATAAAATAATAAACAACGAATATGGCAACTTTAGGTTCAAATACCGGTACACAATTAACAAACGACTTAGCATCGTATCTTAACTTACAAAAGCAAAATGCTAATGGAACAATAGATACAACACAATTAGCAGCTATTATTAACAATTACCTTACAACGGGTGAAAAATTAATAATGGAAGCTGGAACTACTACAAACTCAGTATATAAGCAATTTAATACAACAGATGTAGTTCCTGCTAAAAATGAAGTAGTAACAACTGGATTATGGAGTAATGGTAGTGGTTCTTTAAGTTCTGATATCGTTACTGGTTCAATAACAAATATGGCGGGCAATAGTGGTTCGGCAACTGATGAATACTATTATAATGTATATGCAACCCATAGTTCAGAAATTCCTGAATTTGCAGTAGCATATGGGCATATTAGTGGTGCAGGTGCGAGAACATTAGCAAACTATGATGAAGCAACGTTACCAACAAAAGCAACTTATTTTCAATATAGAGCTTTATTAACAGATACGGCTGAAATAAAATTCCGTTTTTGGGGTGCAAGTGGTGAAGATAGTTATGAATCCGATGATTTCTACGCAGTTAATATTAGTAGAGCAAATTATAGAGAAAGAGTAGATCCAGGGAATTGGGAATTAACATTAAGTGGTTCAAGTGGTTCATTTACTTTTATAGATAATAGTGGTGAAAAATTCAATATAACTAATGCAGGTACTAATGAATACAATATTGTTAGTGGTACATTAAATTTAGGTACTAACAATTCAGCTACATTGGTAACACCAACTGCATCTAATGGACAAGGGTTTGGTAAATTCTATCCTGATTATGGTATTTTTATATTTAATCCAACGGCTTTATCAACTACACTTGGTGCACAATCTATTTTACCATCTGGTTCTTATATTTCAGATGAATTTAATCACAAAAAAATGTTCAATGTAATTAAATTGGGTGGTGATTTCCAAGCTCGTAGAATTGAAAATATATCTACCGCACATTACTTTGTAAGAGTTAACAATAGAGAGTTTAACTTTTCTAATAACCCTACTTATACTGATGCTACTGGTTCAATGAAACAACCTACATTTACAACAGACCCTTTAACTTATATTACAACAATTGGTTTATTTAACGATGCGAACGAAATGATTGCAGTAGCTAAAACATCACAACCTATTGCTAAATCTTTCAGTAAAGAATTGTTATTGAAAGTTAAATTAGATTTCTAATAAAAAAGATTTGTTTGGGAGTATCGTAGGACAAAAACCAAACACGTAACTAAAGAACCCAACCTTAAAAAAGTTGGGTTTTTGTTTAATAAGATATTTATATTAGATTATGTTAAAACAAATACCTAAATCCGATATTAGTTTTAGACCATTTAAGGTTTATAAAACATTTACACCAACCGAACAATCGATTCCAGCGGATTTGGCAGTAAACCACACAGGTAGTACAGACCAATTAACGGATTCAGAATTACATCAGCAAGGGTTATGGCATCAATTGCGTACTATGTATTATAATGGTGATAATGCATTAAATCCGTTTATGTCTTATGGTACATTTAAACCAAACTATACGAATGTTGAAACCGGGTTACAAAGAAGTTTAAAAGATAGAGCGTTTGTATTAAGTATACCACAAATAGAATTTGGCGAACAAATAAAACCAAATTCGGTTTATTTACAAAATTCAATAAGTATAGGAAACGAAGAAATATATGATGATGGTTATGGTAATTTAATATCAACTTATAGTTCATATTTTTTTAATAAAATAGATATTGAAACAAATGAATTTTGGTTTACTGATGCAAATAATACTGTTATTAAAACAAATATACTAACATTGGATATAGAAAATAATTTATTATTAGTACAAAATGAAGATACTTTTTATTTAATAAAAATTGATGTAGAAGAAGGTAGTGTTAGTTTTTTAGGCATATTTAAAGAAACAAATGTAAATGCATCAATTATAGGTAATGTATTTTATTCACATGGTATTATTACAATTACAAGAGAAACACAACTAAATGGTATAAGAGAAACCGCATTAACAAATTATAATTTAGAATATAAATCTACAAATACTATTTATGAAAATGAATACCTATTAGTAGTTGGTGAAGATGAATTTAATGTTTCTACAAACCCTACATCATATACTGAAAATAATGTTGATACTGGAACAATATATGTAAATGCATTAACTAAATACCAAATAGATGCAACGCGTATTTTATTGCCGGCAAATGGTGGGTTTGTACTTTATATAGATGATAGTGGTAATGAAGTAACATTAGCAATAGATGAAAATATAATTTATAATTTTTATGCTAGAGAAATATTAGAAAATAATTTGATTGGATGTTCATTACAAAACTTTAAACAAGAAACTGTAAAGTGGAGAAATAGTGATAAATATCAAAGAACTACATTAAATAACCCATACATTTCAGCAGTTAATGGTGTTAGTGCAAGTGGGTTTGATGTATACGAATATAGTTCATCGGTTGACCCAACTGGTTCTTATTTAGCACCATATATTACAACAATTGGTTTATATGATGATAATATGGATATGGTGGCAGTAGCTAAGTTAGCAAAGCCTGTAAAATCAACTCCTGACCTTCCTGTAAATTTTTTAGTTCGATTTGACAGTTAACGTATATTTATATAAAACAAAACACTATGGCACTACTAGATTTATACAACAATAGCAAATTAAAAGAAAAAGATGCTGATAAACAACGTACTGATGTTATCACAAATAAAATATATGGAACTGAGGCAGTCAACGGTTTTACACCAAAATTAAAAGTAGGTGATAAGAATAAAACAGATTTCAATATGGTTGATGTTAACACAAATAGTACGGTTAAGGCATTTGAACCATTAAATTTAAATGGGTCTAAAACCGCACCATATGTGCCAGGAAAGACGTATTTGGATGTTACGCCTAGAAAATAATAATGACAAAAAAAGTTACAAAAACAGGTTGGGTAGCAAAGAAGAATGGTTATAAGAGTGGATTAGAAGATACCGTTTCCCAACAAATAGAGAGTAAAGGAATTAAAGTAGAATATGAAACGGAAAAGGTGAATTATATTATACCGTCATCTCCTCACACATATAGTCCAGATTTTAAATTACCCAATAACATTAGGGTAGAAACGAAAGGTAGGTTTGTATTAGCTGATAGGAAAAAACATCTATTAGTTAAAGAACAAAACCCTACATTAGATATTCGTTTTGTGTTTACCAATTCAAAGAACAAAATCAATAAAAAATCCAAAACAACTTACGCCGATTGGTGTGATAAGTATGGATTTAAGTATGCCGATAAGGTAATACCAGATGAATGGTTCTCCGAATAATTTGGTAATTTGAACTATTTTCCGTATATTTGATATATGGAGATAATACAACTATTTGATAAGTACATCGGACCAAGCAAAACGCTTAAGAAAAATGAGCATGCATATCATTGTCCTTTCTGTCATCACCACAAACCAAAATTACAAATAAACGATAAAACTTTTAAGTTTCATTGTTGGACTTGCAATGCAGGTGGTAATCTTATGTACTTAGGTAAGAGAATTGGAATGAGTGATTTTGACCTAAGTGATTTGATTGGTAGATGTGGGATGAGTGAAGAAATTAGAAAAAAATTAAAAGATGATTGGGGTGGTTCTATTAAAGAATTGTTAGATAACATAACAGCAGAAATTGCAGAAGATGATGATGAAAACACATCACAATTGTTTTTACCATCTGAATTTAAATCTGCATTAGAATTATCAAATAGTATTACAAATCCATTAGAAAGAAATGCAATATCATATCTTAAACAAAGAGGTATTACTAAAAAACATATCATTAAATATAACATAGGATTTTGTCCAAAAGGATTATATGGTGGTAGAATTATCGTTCCTTCATATGATAGTAGAAATCAATTAAATTATTTTATAGCAAGAAGTATCTTTGCAGAAGAGAAACAAAAATATAAAAATCCACCTGTATCTAAGGATGTTATAGTATTTTCTAATCAAATTGATTGGAAACAACCTATTACTTTATGTGAAGGTGTATTTGATGCGATTGCTTTAAAAAGAAATTCTATCCCGTTATTAGGTAAATTTGTACAAAAAACATTAATGGGGGCTATTAAAAATACCAATCCTGATATCTACATTTGTTTGGATAGTGATGCACAAGAGGATGCAATGGTATTATATAATAAAATAAAACCATATGTAAAGTCGGTGAAAAACATTAAGTTAGATAATAAAGATGCCGGTGAAAATACCTTCCAAAATATTTTGAAATATCAGAAAAATTCCGTAACTTTAAGTTGGGAAACAGTATTAAGAGAAAAACTATCTAATTTCAGTAGTAGTATATTAAAATAGAATTTATCAAATAAAATATAAATGAATAAATTAAAAAGGATTTATCACATTGCAGACATTCACATTAGAAATCTAAAAAGACACCAGGAATATAGAGAGGTATTTGACAGATTATTTAATGATATTAAACAAAAGGGAACGGAAGATTCCCTTATTTATTTAGCTGGGGACTTAGCCCACGCTAAATTAGAAATGTCACCGGAACTTCTTAACGAAATTAATTACTTTATTAAGAAGTGTTGTGAACTATGTCCTACCATATTAATCGCTGGAAATCACGATTGTAACTTAAACAATGCCGGCAGATTGGATGTATTAACTCCAATTGTAGAAGCATTAGACTTACCTAATTTAACTTATTTAAGAAATACTCAAAGTTATACCTATGGGGGTGTAAGATTTGATACGTTCTCTATTTTTGATGACAAAGAGAATTGGATATTTGAACCATTAACATCAGATACTAAAAATATTGCATTGTTTCATGGACCTGTATTAGATGCAACTACGGATGTTGGTTATACAATTTCATCTCGTCATTTTACATCAGAAATGTTTGATGGATATGATTTAGCTTTATTAGGTGATATACATAAAAGACAAACTATGATTTCTCCGAAAGGATGTAAAGTAGTTTATCCAGGTTCTTTAATACAACAGAATCATGGTGAGGCATTAGATAAACATGGTTATGCTATTTGGAATATGGATGATTTATCAGTTGAGTATGTTGATGTACCGAATGATTATGGTTATTATACTTTACATGTAGAGAATGGTATTGTACCTGATGTAACCGACATGCCTGTTAAACCTCGTCTTAGAG